TTCTGCAATTGGCGTGTTTGGTAATCTTGGACTCGAAACAAAAGTCATGCGCAGGACACCAACGGCATTGATACCACGTTGGGTCAGCCGACAATGGTTCTGGCATCCGGTCAGCCAAAGCAATGCGCTTGCCTCGCGCAATCGCTTTCTCGGCCACCTCTTTATCAAACTTGACGCGCTCGGTATAGATGCGGTCGTCGTCTTTGCAAACAGCCACGTACAAGGCACGATCAATATTAGTGCCAGCCATGTAGGTCTGCATTTGGATAAAATGTTCAGGCTTGGATTCTTCGACGCCCTTCTTTTCCACATCGTTAAACGACTTGGCGCTATGGGTTTTGAATTCGGCGACGTGTTCGGTCTTTGGCGCGTTTGGCACACCAGATTTGATTACGCCGTCTAAACTACCCGATACGTGGGAGCCAAAATCAACTCTGGATTGGTTTCCGGTCGTGCGCTGAATATCGATGCCAATGGCACGAAGGTCGCTAACGATTTGCGCTTCCTCAAGATTGCCTCGGCGAAACATTCGCAAAACACGACCATCAAAGTTTTGCTGCACCGCCCAACGAAACGACAGCCACAACCAACGGTCGCAAGGGTGACCCAATGTTGACGCGCCAAGATGTGGCCGTGGCGGCTCCTGACGGCTTTCGTGGTGCTTGTCAATCAGGTTGGTGATGCTGTATTCTGGCTCTGGAATTTTCATGATTCCGATTCTCCTTCGTGTGAACGAGTTGGGCAGGGGTAAAACCCTGCCCTTTTTTTTATTACTTCTTTTGCCAAGGTGGCGCAGCCTTACCGCTTGCCGCAGCCTTTGCTACTGGTGCGGGTGGCGTAGAACCGGCAATCGCCTTGAAACCTTTGACTTCGTTCTGATCGCCGTACTGCTCAGAGCTGCGAATATCAACCTTAATCGACAGTTGGCCACCGATCAATTCATCCGTGTCCTGCACCTTTGCGATGCCAATAGCGCGCATGACTTCGCCAAGTTGCTGGCGACCAATTTCCTCGGCCTTGGGGTTAGGGTTGCGAATGTTTAAGTTGCCAAAAACAATTCTGCCCTGATGGCTCGGGCCAATGATGTCGTAGCGAATCGCAATGTACTGGCCAGTTCCTGCCTTGGTGTTTTTCAACTCCGCAGCCGTGATGCTGGCCGTGTACCAACCGGCTGGCAGCGGCTCGTAGGATTTGTCGCTAACTGGCATTGCATCTGCCTCAAAGGTTTGGTCTAAAAAAGCCATTATTCTTCTCCTAACATGGTGATGGTAAATGTGGGTCTGCCTGGCGTTGTTGTAATAGCGCCGAGCAAAGGTTTGGTGATGCTCTCATCTGCTGCCTTCCAAGCGGCTGCAGCAATTTCAGGTTTCCAACGAAACAAACTATTCAAATGCTCTTCAAGTCCGTGAGCAGCCGCCAGTTCTTGCAGCTTGTCGGCATTGACCTTGCGGTTCATGCGGCCTTCGATCTTGACGACGTACTGGCCGACCTCGCGGTTTTGCGTACCTTCAAAAGATTCGGCCACGTTGAAATGCTTGACCAGTTTGTCTTCGATCTGGCGACGGTAGTTAGTCGCCGCCGCTTCTTCCATCTTGGCGATAGTCCATTCTTTGGACAGCGTTTCGATTTCGTTCATAGAATCCACTCCACGATGGTTTCAGCGAAAATGGCCAGAGTCAGCACGATGGCGATGTTGATGTTCATGTATGTATCTCCTGAATTCTAATTTCCATCATCATGTCGGCATACTCATAAGCAGCCAAGCAAATATCCTCTTTTGAATCTAATCCAGCATCAGGATTCCAAAGTAGTGATTGCATCGCCTTTGCCGCAAAGTAATCACGCAAGTCCATGCCAGGCTCATCATCAAAGGCACTATTACTTATTGGAAATGCTTTCATTTCTTCGCTCCGATCTTATTAATGATTACGGTTAAGTCAGGCGCTTCCCACGATTCGAGCTTGCCAGAACGATCTTTGGCTAACCATAAGCCGTCGCTATCGCACATCAAGGCACGTTGGGCGAAACCGTCGGCATCCTTCTCAACTCTTAGCGCGAGAACTTCGTCGAAAAAATACGGCAAGGATTGGCCGGTCTTGTTGCCAGGCATCGAGGGTGCGTACAAAATGCGACCCATTTCATCCTGCGTTTTCTCCAGCTTAGCTGTCATCAAAACGTGCTTGGCTGGCAGGTCACGGAATGCTCGGATAATGTCGGCCATCTGTTCCTGCATGGAGCCATACGCTGCACGTGGGTCTTTGTTGACCTTTTTCTCATAGTTCAAGCACACCTCGGCAACTTCGCTGATGCTGTCAATGGCCACCGATTCAAACTGCGTGGCTTCCTGCGATTCAGCCAGCCATTTGTAAGCCTCTTGAAGCTCTGCCATCGTGGTGATTTCGATGTAAGGCAGCTCGGCATCCTGAATTGATAGGAGGCCACCCTCGGCGCTTAAAACGATTGGATTAGGCAGCGTTGGAGCAAGGGTAGTCTTACCTGCACCGGCTTGGCCATAGACCAAGAGCTTCACGCCATTGCCAGCTAGGTTGCCGGTGGATTTGAGATTAATGGCCACGGGTCACCTCCGCATAGGTCAGGTCGGTTGCGTCGTTCTCGGCGGCAGCCCAAAGATGCGCCCAATCTTGGGCAGTCTTGCCGCTTCCCACGGCTTTCACGTTGCAGTTGTGCGCAACCAGCACGGCGTCAACGTCATCTAAGTCGATGTCGTGTTCGGCGTAGATGGCTTTCGCGTCTGTTGAAATCATCATTTTCCTTCTCCTAAATGTCGCCGGTCAGACAATCTGGTTGGCGATTGCTTGCAAGAGTACCGAATACAAAGTAGGATGTCAACACTTTGATGTAGAAAAGTGACGGAGTAATATAAATGCTAACTTTAGAGCAAATTAGGAATAAATTACAGGATCGCCGACTTGGGTTGATTGTTAAGGCCACCGGCCTTCACTACAACACCTTGCGCGATGTTCGGGACAATTCTGAGGCTAATCCCACGTATAAAGTTGTTAAATTACTAAATGATTATTTCTCAGGGACATTGATTGATGGCTGATTTATCCAATATCTTTGGCGGCCCTTGGTCACCACCACCAGAAAAAATACTTACTTCGCCAGAGCAGCAATTGATTGATGCGATGGTGGCAATTGGCTTGGAGCCGCCAGATCAAATACGGATGGACGGCAAAATCCACCGTTTTAAGTCTGGCACCAAAGGCTCTGGCAACCACGGCGATAAGCCAGGCTGGTATTTAATCTTTGGCGATGGCATCCCAGCCGGTCGGTTTGGTTGCTGGCGCATGGGCATCGAGCAGACATTTCGCGCCGACGTTGGCCGTAAATTGTCCGACTCCGAGGAAATGACCTTTGTTCGGCGCTTAACCGAGGCCAAGACCCTGCGCGACGCTGAAATACAGCGCAAGCACGAAGTCGCCGCCGACACCGTTGAGAAAATATGGGTTGGTGGTGGCTTGGCCTCGCCAGATCATCCGTATTTGCAGCGCAAGGGCATCAAGCCGCACGGCTCGCGCATTACCGGCGACGGCAGGTTGATGGTTCCTTTGTATGGCACCGACGGCGTGTTATCGAGCATTCAGTACATTGATGGCGATGGGAATAAGCTCTACCACCCTGGCGGCCAGACCGGCGGCAAATACCTGATGATTGGCACGATGGACGAGCCTGGCGTTCTTTATTTAGCCGAAGGATTCGCCACCGCTGCAACCATCCACGAAACCACGAACCGACCTTGCGTCGTGGCCTATTCGGCCTCTAACCTTGTGCCTGTCACCGGCATCCTGCGCGACACTTACGGCGTTCAGCAAAGCATCGTGATTGTGGCTGACAACGACGCCTCTGGCGTTGGCCAGCGCTACGCCGAGCAATCCTGCGCCAAGTTCGGCGCTGAAATGATCCTGCCGCCCATCCAAGGCGACGCCAACGATTACGTCAAAGATGGCCACGACCTTCTAGCCTTACTTAATCCACCCATCGAAGGCTGGTTAGTACCGATTGACGAGTTCTGCACCAAACCCGCCCCAATCTCATGGTTAGTAAAGCGTTGGGTGCAATCGAATGCCTTGGTGATGGTGCATGGCCCGTCGGGTGGCGGCAAAACCTTTGTCGTTTTAGATTGGTGCTTACGCATGGCCAGTTCCGTCCCTGATTGGTGCGGAAATAAGGTCAAGGCTGGCAACGTGGTCTATTTAGCCGGTGAAGGTCACCACGGCTTGCGCGGTCGCGTAGCCGCATGGAAACAGCACCACCAAATCACCACCCCCATCAATATGTGGCTATCAAAGGACGGCTGCGATTTAAATACACCCGCCGGTTATCTAAAGGTGGTGCAGCAAATCCGTGGAATTAAGCAACCAGCCGTTATCGTGGTCGATACCTTGCACCGCTTTCTATCAGGGGACGAGAACAGCGCCCAAGATGCCAAGACCATGCTGGATTCGTGCAATAACCTAATGAACGAGTTCGATTGCTCGGTCATATTGGTGCATCACACCGGTGTATCGGAAGAAGCGCAGCACCGAGCGCGTGGCTCAAGTGCGTGGCGTGGAGCCTTGGATATTGAAATATCGGTGGTGCCAAGCACGGACAGCACACCAATGAAGCTGGTGCAAAGGAAATCTAAGGACGCCGAAATGACCGAGCCGGTCTTTTTATCCCTGCAATCCGTGGCCATTACCGGCTGGACGGACGAGGATGACCAGCCAGTAACCAGCGCGGTCGTCGTCGAATCATCGGCACCAGTAAGGGATAAAAGGGATTCTAAGACCGAAGGCTTTCGGAAAATGTTCGAAAATGCGTGGTTTGATTCAGGCGCTGAAGTCATTAACGATCAGCCGTACCTGTCTAGGTCGGCGCTGAAAGAGAAACTTGCAAAGGACGGCAACGCCGATCGAACGATTAGGAACATGATTAATCCGTCCTACACCGATAAATTGATCGGGTATTTGATGCAGTCAGGGATGATTCAAGCCAGCGAACATGGGTGGATTATGGTTAATGAATTGGAAACGAATGCGTTACTTTTACGGAAGAATTCTTAGTATTTTGATATCGTTATTCTTGACCCTGAATGACCCTAGGGTCATGACCCTAGTCAGGGTCAAAAAGGGGCAAAAGATGGCAAAAGTTGACCCTCCCTGACCCCTAACCCTTAGGGTTAGGGTCAAGGGTCAATGCCAGCAGGGTCAGGGTTGGTTAGTTTTTGGATTTTGATTTGTTGTTACTTTTGGAATTGAAATTATGGCAAGGAAAAACGGACGACCGCCGTCGATTAACAGCCGGTTTTTTCACCGCGAATTATCGATGGCCGACAAGATGGTTCTGGCCGCTGCTGGTAAAGGCGACATTTCAGATGGTTTCAAAAATGTTATTGATTCGTATCAGGTTCTGTGGAACGCAGGATACCGGCCTGAGATGGATTTAAATGATTTTATAGGTGTTGGTACTGGCGAGCAGAAATAACGCCGTACAGCTTGATCTGGTGCGTTTTAGAGGCATTGGCTGGTGTGGTTGTTTGGCGGGATTGTAAGTAACTTTTGAGCGAAGAGAAACGAAAGCAAACGAACACAAACGAACATGAAACGAACAGGAACGAACAAAGGCGAACGAACAAACGAACAAGGCGAACGAACAAGGATTGTTCGGCAGG